TTTACGAATACTAACGCATTTCTGATCGGTGTACCATTGTTCTTGTTTGTTTGATCTCATAACATCCTCCTTTGTAGTCAATGCACTTTCATTTGTATTGATATTGAAGTTTTTTAAAAAGTTTATAAATTAGATATTCAACTTTAGAACGCATAAAAGCTTCTGTAGCGATCCCCGTGAGCATTCAAATATGATTCACGTTCGTTCACAAACTGACTGTACAAAGCAAATTCTGTACCTGTATGTGAGCGAATTATCATTGCTAATGTGTTTCGTAATTTCTTTGTAGATTCACCGTTAGCAATAAGTGTGTAGAATTTCTTAAGTGAACGCGTGAGATCGAAAGTTTTCACATTACCGTTATTGCGAATGTAAACCATCGATAAGTAACGCCACCAATCGTATTTAAGATCGTTACCATGGAATGTTTCGAAGTAAGCTCTGCAGAAATTATTTTCCATTTTAGATTTCCTTTATAGTTTATGTGTTTTAGCGTCTCCATTTATATTGATATCGAAGCTTTATAAAAAGTTTATAAATTATTCTACAGTCCAAAATGACGAACCTTTACCTCTGTACAGATAAAATGGAGGAAACTCTGTACAGAGGCTTTCAGCGATACTTGCCGAAGCTCATAAGCAAGTATCACCAGGTCCGTATAAGGAAGGTAGCAAAGGGTTTTGCCCTCTACATTATATTGATATTTAACTTGCAGAAAGTTTTTTATTTCCGAAGTCGATATCCATCATCGAACGGTTAGCTAACGCAAGTTAGCTGATATTTAATTCCATTCTATATAATAGATATCGACAGGAAATTTGTGATACACAGTAAAATTAGAATTAAATTCTATAATAGTATGCGTATCACGAATATTGTTTAAAACACCGTGTCGTCACTAAGGACTTCATCCATGCCGTTAGTATTGATACCTTCATTGGCATCTGATTCGTAATCGAAATATTTAGGGCCGTTTGAGAACTCTTTCAATTCTTTGACTCTAACTGTGCAGCCTCTAGAAGCATGAGAGCGAACACAAATGAATTGCTTTTTACCGTATTCAAACTCGAAGACGTCGATAAGAATATCTGCAGTAGTTCCGCGTCCTAATTGAACTTTCTTTGAATTTTCGATTGGACCTTCTTTGCTCTTTACTTGAATGAGTACGTCATCATCTGACATAGCATCATGGGTTGCTTCGTGAGTGACATCATCCTTTGATTTGGCATTGCATTTCTTGAGAATGAAATCATTTGTGTTCTTTGACTCTGGCCAAATTTGTGTTTTCTGAACTGCGAGCGCTTTACGAACTGTATCACAGAAGCGATCTTTGTTTACGATAAATGAGTAATTGTGGCCTCCGAAATCACTTTCGCGTGTCATATTCTGGGTGAAAGCAAGAACGACATCATTAAAAATAACCTGTGGCATAGTACGAAATCCTTATAAGAAAAAGTTTACGAATAGCATCACTACGAGGTACGTAGTGATCAGATAAATTAGATATACATAGCGAATGATTTTAACTTAACTCAAACACGTAGATAATAATTTGTTCTACATATTATATTGATATCGACAGGAAATTCTATTTTCAAGTCAGTTTGTTGAATTATATTCAATCTAATCACGAATAATGAATCAAATATTTCAACCACATATAATATTGATATTTTACTTCTTAGGCTGCTTTGGAACGGATCTTGCTAGCGATAACTTGCCTACACACTATTGATATTTTACTTCTTTAGGCAATTTGGAACGGATCTTGCTAAGGTTACCTACGGTAACGAAAGTTACCTCCCAAAGTCAGCCACAACAGAAGTTACCGAATTTTCCATAGCCCAATTATTGTTATATTTATTATATAATATTGTATTATAATATTTTCTTTCTTAAAAAATTCTAAATAAAAGGTAACTTTGGTAACTTTGGTAACCCATGCAATTTCCCTTGAGTTTATTAGGAAAAGTGCCTATTGAAAAAGGTAACCTTTTGGTAACCCAAAGGTAACCCAAATGGTAACCTCGCATATTTCCCAATATTTCTCGGGGTTTTAGGGTATTTACCTATCATTTCTGTACCTCAATTTGGGTACAGCAAAGCGCAGCACGTCCTACGAGGAAAAAAGAAAAAGACCTCGGCTAACGAAGTACCGTTCTAAGTTTAACGAGTTGGATCTATTGACCGCTCAGTCCTTCTTAACTCGTCTACCGTTATAGGACCAACAACGCTTGCATTATTATTGATATTGAACTGAAAATGAAAATTATTTTCACCAAATGCACCGGAATCATTAAACCCAATGTTTCCAAGGGTTTTAGAGATTTGACTAAATTTCTGATACATTCTGATACAAAAAATATTTCTGCATTAAAGTTAGCTTGTGCTAAAGAGAGTTACCGTAGGTAACGAGAGTTACCATTAGGTAACGAAAAAGTATCTTTTGCAGCTGTTAAGTTGCTTTAATGAAACATAACTTTAACAGTTGCTTTGTGAGACTTCCCATAGGCTTTGCGTGGGTTTTCTTGTGCGTTTGTCCTGTAAATTTCTGATTTTTTAAAAAATTTCTTTAGGAGGCTGGGTCCTTTCACTGCAGTTCTCTGAGGACTGCCAAACAGAATCAGGCAGTTGGGATTTATGAGGATGCTAAAATGTTCCCATAGGACATACAGAAAGCCCGTAGAAGTGTATTTAAAAGCTTAGCTATAAATAATACAACTGTTAAACTAAAACACCCTCTAGAAAGCCTCTAGAGGGTATATTAGAAAAGGATTATTAGAAGCGTGGGATACATAAGCTTGGATCTAGGAATGTAGATACTGTAACGTTGCGAGCTGACGCACCTCTGAGATATGCCTCAATCTCGTTAATACGGTTTTCAGTATCGTCTCTAAGAGCCTTTAGTTTGTCTAAATCCTGATAGCTGCAAGAGCGATTGCCCAACGAATATGAAGCAACATTACCCGAAGCTAATGCAGAAATTCCTTCTTCAATTTTCCATAAGGTATGATATAATAATATTCTATCCTCAATATACTTCTCACGTAAAGAATTCGGAATAGTTCTTTCCATAGGTTACCTCTTATTTATCATTAGTAACTGTAATTTTATAATCGCTGAATGTGATGTTCAGCACTTTTTGAAACTCATTATTAACGTCCGACTTTTGATTCTAAAAATATCGTTGCAAGGCCCATTTCATTGCTCACGCCTACGACTGTGAATGATTTATTATCGATTGTTAATCGTGTACTAGAAGACATTATAGAGCGGTCTAAACCATCTTCTAGAGGATACTTCACATAGAGCGTCCAAGCGTTTTCTTGTAAAGGTTGGCCGTTGCCTGCATTATTCTGTACTGAATTGCTCTGCAAACTACCAATCACATTAAATTTAGTGTTCCCAATTTGTATCGTTAAATTATCGCAAAAGTCATTAGTATTTAAGAAAACATTATTAATATCTCGTGCTATACAATCTTTTAAACTCATATAGTACCTCGCTAAAATGGATTTGTATTATTTTTATCCCAACAGATTAAAACACCTTCTTTTGGGCAAACCCACCTCCCATCTAAAAATGTACGGCCGATAGAACCACTTGTGAGCTGTGTTATACTACAACTTCGTAAATAATCTGTATTTACCCAACCCTTTGTTCCGACACCATTAGCTATACCAGGCATTGTAGATCCAGAATAATTTAAAGCGTAAAGATGTGCCTCAAGAGGTGCACATAGTAATTTACTTGCAGATTCTGACATACAAAGGTATCCTTTGTTATTGTATATTCCTAATCCCCAACCTCTAAAGTCGTGATTGCCATTTGTATCGTTATATAGAATACTCAAATATTGCTCAGCATTATAGGGTTCATTACTGCCGAAATAGATAGTTGGATCAAGACTTCTAGTAGTTACTACACCTTCGGTATTTGTGTCATCTCCACTTGCTGGAATCATCATGTCAGGTGCATAGAAGCAACCATGCCATGTAGTATTTGGAGTGATTTTTCTAAGCACTGAAAACATATTCCCGTCTGTTATGACTATATGATCAGCACCGAACTTAAATGTCCTACTATTATAAGAATCTGAAAGTGTTGTACCATAGTCTGCATTTATTTCAGAGTTTACTATACCGAAAGCAGGGCAAGATAGTCCTAAATCCAAACCAAAGTCTACACCTATATTATTACTGGATACTGCAAAGCAAAGCTCGGTAACGTATGAGTTACCGAAGCGAACATAATTGCTAGAGTATCTTAATACGTTTCCAAAGTATATCTTAAGGTCATTATAACTATTGCTAGGTGTTGGGTCTTCTACAAAGTTCACTATTATGTCTTTTGCAAACGCCCATATTCTTACGTACTTTCCACTTACTGTTGAATGTATTTGGATTGTTCTTGTACCATACCCTGTATCTGTGTTTGTTCCAATAGTCTCAATAGTACCTACCTGTTCCCATGCGGAATTGGCAGCTATAAATGCGTCTTTTAAATTCGTTAGTAATGAATCACACCAATCTTGTACAGTAGGTAATCTCGAACTACTGAAAGATGGCATAGTAAAACTAGATGATATGAAAGCCATTATGTGTTCCTTTATATTATAAGTCTATATAATCTATATTAGGTGCACTACATGAAGACTCTTTATCTGTTATAAGATCGATAGTAATAATCTTCAATCCATAATCACTAGATGGTCTAGGACTATCCGATTTCACCCAGAAGTACATTCCGTCATTTACATATTTAATATTAAAGTATTCCATAGTGAACCTCACTCGGCTTCTTTAACGCGTAAATATGCCTGTCCTGTAGTTTCGTCGATTTCTATGCAGCTCGCAATAATTCTAATTAGTTCCTGAATCGATTTAAAGTTACTTGAATCATCAGACGTTGCCGAAGCGATTAACTGTAGTAATTCTTGATTTGACATCATAGCTATATTCCTTTATAGAAGCGTCTAGAGAGGTCTCTAGACGCATTATTTATTTTTACCTTATAATCTACGTAAAGTCCTTGGAATCACAATCTCAGATAATTTGCGACGCTTTTTAACAACCTTAGGCATTTTATCACTATCGTTAGATAGTTCAACTTTAGGTTCTTCAATTACTTCAGTTTTCTTTTTACGTGCCATATTATTCTTTATCCTTATTCTCTAATGAAGCTGAAGCACCAAGATCACCTTTCTTAACTGCATGACAAAAGTCATTCCATTTCAAGGTTCCGCCATTCTCTTTGTACTTGGCGTATAAAACTGAAAACTTTTGGCGTGCTGACCTATAGTGGTCTCGGTGTATATCTGTGCGAACTGCACCTTTATTACTTTCACTAATTTTTCTTATATGCTCTTCAGATAAAATTTTACCTGTGTGTGATTTACTCATTCTTTGTCTGGCCTCTTCAGTATGATGTTTACCATAAAATGGATGATTCTCACCTGCAAATCGACCCATCAAAGATTTACTAATTTTGCTTCTATACTCTTCTGAACGTGTACCACCTTTAGCGTGGTGCCTGGAATGTTCACTCTGTGTCATAAATAAAACATATTTTCCATACTCAAAAGTTTCATCTTCATTAAAACCCCAAAGTTCATAGTGTTTACTATTGTAGTCTCGAGTTTCGTCTGTATCATCTCTATGGTGGATAACGCATTTACCTGTAATACCATTTGATAATTTCCATTCGCGCAATAGCTTGCTTACGTAACAGCGTTGCCAGTTGCTCTTTTTACCACCATCTAACCATTCTTGTCTATTCATATTACCTCCTAGCATAAATACCAATTATTATAATTGATATTTACACTTAAGAGGTACATAGATTAACTTATTCTGTTTTATTTTTATTTTCACTTTCAATCTCAGCACTAAGTTCAGCATCTCCTTTTTTAGCCGTCATGCGTACCGTGCGAGATCCCATTTTCAGTTTTTCCAATGACCTCACGGCAACGAAAACACCGACTAAAATTAGTCCACCTGTGATAGTAATATTCCGTGAGGATTCAGTTAAATGTGAGAAATCTAAAACACAACCTAAAGCCATCATCGTAGTAATTACAACTAATGTATATCGTAGGCTGATGTATTTTCCAAATCTCTTTGAGCTATCAAGAAATGGAATTACAAACATTAAGAATAATCCCATTATTACTATAATCAAAGTTGCGAATGAAGGTTCAATCATATTATCTTTTCTCCTATTATGCAGTTCTAATTGCTAAAAATGGTTTGTTGGCATCAGCGTGTGATAATGCCATAAATCTTGTATCTTGTGTGTAATCACTATAGGTTAAAGCACGATCGGCTGATTCAGGTTCCAAATCGCTAAACACTAAACCTGCGCTTGAAGAGTTACGACGATTCATCCAACCTTGCTCATTAGGCATTTTAGAGAACTGATCACCGCGTATAGTTTCAATAATAGCTTTAAGAACACAAATACAACCTACAGGAATATTCGTCTCGCTGCTAGGAACTGGAATAACGCCGTTTAAGTCGCCATTGATTGTTCCAGAGACGTTTAAATTACCAGAGGCATCGATATCTTTCGCGTAAATATCACCGCAATGAAATGAAGCTCTTTCGCCTAATTGTCCTGTGCCTGTATCAAACATCTGACCGAGATATAATCCGTGTCCCGTTAGAAATCCTGTGAGAAAAATATCACCTTCGTCCTCTCCGACCCATAATTCGTTATTTCTAGCATCCTGAGAGTCAATGGCAAGTCCTAAGGTAGATCTTATTTCATAACCACAAATAGTTGCCCAACGATAGCTTGGAAGTCCAAGATAAAACGTTCTGTCTACATTAGGTATGAAATTTCCATTGATACAAAGTCCATCATACATACTGGCTAGCGTTGTATCGTGTATCTTACATGAATTAGTCTCTACTGAAGTACTTTTAAGAGTTGTGGCAATAATACTGTCGGCAGTAACATTTCCATCAACGTCCATGAGATAATATTCGTTACCATCGTCTGCGTCATGTGAAATAGTAACTATAGCCGTGTTATTATCGCTGAATCTGAAACAAATTTCGCCAACGGCAACGTCATTTGACACGAACTGAAGTCCTGTAGTTCCTGTATCACCAATCCAACCTTGTTCGTCACCATTATATTGGAATGAAAGCTTACTAGAATCTACAATATCGATTACTGCACCATCCTTAAAAGTTTTAACGCCACCTACAGTTTGTGCTTCACCGCCTGTAGGATCACCGATAGGATGGCATGAAACGAATCTATCGAGCTCAGAATGAATCACAAAGTCAGGATCAATATTGTCCTCGAATGTAATATCTGAAGTGCTATTGAATGCGAAATAGATTGCTACGCTCGTTGATAGTTTGATATTTGAGGCATTATAAAGGACCTCAACGCCTGCACTATCAGAGATACCACAAAAGGTAATTTCGGTACTTTCTACGCCACTTTCGACACCGCACGCAGTAATAACGATTGTCTTAGCGATTACAGTAGTTGTTTCACCTTGCCCAAGACGAAGCTTTACAACTAATCTTGCTTGATCTGAAATAACACTTGCTGCACTTAATTCGGCGTCTACTTTAGTCATTGTGGAACTTGTCTGTGAAGCCCACCAAGAAGGTAACTGATTGAAGTCACTTGCAGCGTGTTCAATCTCGTCTACATAAATATTTTTTACTCGTAACGATTTGGTTGAAGATAATTGAGATAGTAAATTTAAACCGTTGGTTGAGAAAATAGTTGTATTAAATGCCATAGTAACCTCATTTAAATTAGGATCCGTTATACACGGATCCGGTTATAATAGATTAGATATTAACTTGGAATGTAGATTTTAGCTTCTATTGAGCCATCCCATGCGGGATCATATACCTTGCACGCACTAATTAAACCTTCGACAACGGATTCAGCTTGTGACTTAGGATAAGGCCCACCGTCGATTATATTATTAAATGCGCTCATTGGTGTAGGTGTTGCATCTACGATATTCTTTGCGCCTATCAAACCGGTACCAAAGTAATCTTTGAAAGCTTTAATTGTATTTGATTTATTATTGCCATAGTTAAGCAACCAAACATCATATAGTACCGGAATCTCTACCTCGCAGAATATTCCAACGTCGATAGCGCCTACAGCTGCATTAGCTTCTATCAGTGAGCTTGTATCTTCTATAGTAAACTCATCGACTTGTGTATGAGCCGTTCCGACGACCTTAAGGTTTTCTATCATGCGATTTAATATCGTAGCTGTATTGGCAGAAGACGTAATATCACCACTAAGATAGATTCCATAATGATAAGGATCTTTACCTTCGTAAATGGGTTTAGCCATAATATTATGACTGTTCGCAGCATATTGTGCTACTGCTGTAAGCCAACCTTCTGTGCCGAATTGGATATTGTTTAAATCGTACATAAATTTGGCATTTACAGCATGAACGTTAGTTGTATAATATTTAAACCCTGCACCTGTGATAGCACTCTCTAGTTGACTATCAGAGCAGAATTCACAGGCAAATAACGAATCAGGGGCTGCACAAGATCTCGAATAGTCAACTGTTAATTCACCGTCTTCAACTTTAAATAGTTGCCCAAAATAATTCTCGAAGCCTTGTAGAAAGAAATCGTTGATCTGACCCGTATATTCAACGTGAGAATCGGTATTTAATGTAATCCCGTATGGAATTATTTGTCTTAAATCTAATTCGTAAAACTTCATAAGACCTCCATTAGATGAAAGTAAATTCCACGCTTGAAGTATTCATGTAAATGAATGAGGTTGGGTTTGAATCGCGTTTGGTATAACTTGTAATCGATTCCAAACCAATTACAGGAAGATCCTTGTATTTATCAAAGTATTGATACCCTGCGTCCTCAGGCGCGAATCCGAAATCTGCGGGATCATTAGAGAGCTCAGATAGTGATTTAGTCATATATGATACGGCTATAGAAGGGATAAAAGGTTCATTGATTTTCAATACCTTATTATTCATATAGCCTCTTACAGCACCGAATTTGTATGCATATAAAGTTACATATTCACTTGACTGATAGGCTTTAGGTACGAAGAATCTATAACCTCTAACGTCGCTTATTGCTGTCGCACTACTAACTGTAACAGTCTGTCCTATAGTTGCTAAATTCTTGTCGTTAATTACAGAAGCTACATTCGGAATGTCTATCGTGCGAATCATTGTGGCATAATCAGAATGTGACTGGTAATAGTAAGGTTTACAATAGAGATCCACATAGCCAGGTCTAAAACCTGCATCACCTTGCACTCTAACTCTTGCATCTGTAATATCATTAGAGGATGACTTAGCTAATGCTTCAAATGAACCTGCAACGCCTGGAACGTATAATTGTCTGTTTTCTCTTATATATTCCCGTAGTTCGCCATCAGACAATTCATTAGAGATACCTTGCATTTCAGAGACGTTATAGTTTTTTAGATATGTTGCCACAAATACTTTGACATTATTTGGATCTTCAACCTGATTCAATGCTGCGATTAGCTCTGACTTGCTTAAATAGTCTTTATGAGCTTCTGTACAAACGAATCTCACAGGTACATTATTAGTCGCGGAATTGATTGAGTTACTATTTGTATATTCGTGCTCGCCGACTGTAATTCGTAATTCACCTACATCGAATGACCTTCCGCGATATGAACTCGCATAGAAATAAAAGCGACCTTCAAACCATGGATTAGAGTAAACTTCAGGCGTGCGGCTTAGGTTAAACCTCGAAGCAATATTATCTAAAAACTCACCAGAGGCTGTATCGATATTTTGATTCTTATATGAGTTATTTATCAAACCGGCATAAAGTGATAAGACGTAGGTAAATACAGAACTCAAAATGTATTCTTCTGAGCCTATCTGCATTCGCTTTCCGATTTGATTATAATATGCCGATTGGAAATTCTCTAATAGTGCATTAGGATTTGTGCTGATTATATCTGCCATAATTATATCCCCTTTGTGTCTACTTTGTATTCAAAATGACCGTTATTTTCTACACGTGTTACTGTAACATCATTCAGTGTAACGTCTGGATAGTACGTAGAAAGTTGTATTAAAACGTCTCTACGCATTGGAACGTTAGTTCCATCTATAACGTTTAAACCGAAATCCCTATATAATACGTGTGATCCTTTGTTAGTAGCTAAACAATTAGCTATGCAGTGCGCTGTGTCTTCTTTCATGCGAACCTCACATTAACTTTCTCAGCTTTCTTTGTTAGAACTATATTATCACTTAAATTGAATGAAATAGCTAAACCGATTATACCTAAAGTTGCATCTAAGGCGAATGAGACGTTAAAGTCACTAACCATCACTTTACCGAATGGAATATTGCAGTACGTAAAATCAACTGATTTACCGACTAACTCTTCCCATCTGTATAACTCATTAACTAAATCGGGATACTCTACGGAAGACAGATTAAACGATAATGAATAAGTATTTACCTGAGGCTTTACGTAAGTAATGACTGAATAAGAGGTCCCAGAGCCATCATTCATTCGTCTTTCGCGTGTATCACAAGAGTTCCCTACGCTTAAACTGCAGTCATTAGGTAACAAATACGTTTGATACAAATATTTAAAACTACTGCTCATTACCCATTCTCCATTTCCACTGTAACGTGATTTAGTGTCGCAGCTGCCATAGGACCTGGCATTGAAGTTATTTGTGCTGCCAACAGTGCTATATCATCTGCAGTGAAAGTTAATTTAGTTACCGTAGATTTACCTGTGATTTGACCGTTAACTTTCAAATTTCCATCGATAGTCTCATTGCCTTTCACGTGTAGATTCTTCTGAAGTAACATTGCGTCAGATTCAGTAGCTAAATCTTTTATGAATAAACAAGCACCGAATCCCGAAGAATCATCTAAAACACCAAAGAATTCGCTACCTTTATCGACCGTACTAATATCACTGCAATCAGATTCCCTCACATAGAAATATCCTTTGATATTTTCATTCAGCGCCGAATGTGCTAGCACTAACGACTTACCTACATTCGGTTGCTCATCAAATATATAAAATCCTATCATATAGACCTCACATAATAAAAAGTCCTATTGTAATATTAGATATACAATAGGACAGACAGTCAAGACTGCGATTATTCTTTGCGTAATGGGTAAATATCGGCTTCAATCGAATCTATTTCGTATTCCAAGTCAATTATACGAGCTTTAAGTTTGTTCATTGCCGTATGCAATTCTTTGATTATTTCATTTAGTTGTTTAACGTCAGCCATAGTTGATTCAATTTGTAATTTCATTCGTGTTATTTCTTCATTCATAGTAAAACTCCCTAACGGTAGCAGATCAAATTATCTGTAAGTTTTTCATTGGCAATTATTTCCATTACGTGGCACAGCACTGAATACGCATCAGGTCTCGCATCTATACGAACTATCTTGCATTTACCTTCCAAGCACTTTAGAACACTCTGATAGGCTTCATAAAGATTTCGTAAATATTCAATGGGAATATTACTTTCACACTCTCTAGACCTCTTTTTAATGCGTTCCATGGTATCTTCGGGCGATAACTCTAACCAAATCATTAAATCAGGATACGGAAGCAACGGCTGTATAGTCTCATGCATTGTCTTATATGATTTAAATTCATTTTCAGTAAAATATTTGTCTTTGTACTGTACTAATGCAAATGCTGCATCTCCATAGATACTACGATCGGCTATACAAATTTCACCTCTTAAAGCTCTATAATTTGCCTCTTGAAACATCCTAAAGCGTTCCCATAGTAAATTAACCTGCATGGCATAAGCCCATCTATTGGGATCCTTGTAATAATCGACTAAAAATGGGTTACTTTCTACAGGCTCATTGAAAGCTGTATAATTACATAATTGGCATAGGTTATTTGTTAAAGTTGATTTACCTGCACCTATTAGACCTTCGATTGCTACGACTAAACCTCTATTCATACCAACCTCCTGCAAAATACCTCTCCATATACGCGATGACTAAGCGGGAGAGGTTTGGTATAAAATTAGATATTTAAGATTCTTTGGGTTGTCTTGAGCGCAGCTACTGGTTACCTCAAGGTTACCTTTGGGTTACCTTTTTGATTTTCCTAAAACAGTTGGAAACATTGGAAATACGAAAAGTTACCAAAGTTACCAAAGTTACCTTTTATTTAGAATTTTTTAAGAAAGAAAATATTATTACATATATTATATAATAAATATAATATGCGATGATGGTGTTCACAAAAGTGTATAGATTTTTCCATTTACACGATGCTGAATTTGGTTTAAATCGGCTATAACACTGGACTTGTGGCTTCCAGAGGGATTCCAAAAGTCCACTCATTATAGTGGGTTTAACATGAAAACTACAAACTGTAAAGAACAATTATCGCCAAATTTATTTGTACTTCTAAAGGCTTCTATGAACCCAAATGAACCTCTAAAGGGTTTAATCGAGACAACTTTAAATCTTATGATAGAAGCTGAATTTGACGCTCAGATAGGTGCAAAACGATACGAACATTCACCGAATCGAACAAAGACAGAGGGCAAAAAGATCTATCGATGTGGTTACCGAACAAGACGATTTGACACTACTTGTGGGACACTAACATTGAAAATTCCACATCCTCAGAAAGGCGGTTTTATACCTTCATTTCTAAAGGGTTATCAGAGATACGAGGAATCACTAAAACAAATAATCGTAGACGCATATGCAAGTGGAATTTCAATGGGACGTATGAACAGCCTAGTAAAATCCATGGGCATTAAAGGTATTTCTAAAGGACAAGTAAGTGCTATCGTATCTGAGGTAAATAGCAAGGTAGAAGCATTTAGAAATCGTCCTTTGAATAATTTGCATTATCCTGTAATATTTATAGACGCAGTATTTGAGAAAGCCATAGTAAATAAGCACTCAACATTCGTTGCGATATTTGTAGTCTCAGGGTTAAATGTGACAGGTGATAGAGATTTAGGCACAGAGAAATACACGCGTGAAGTATTAGCGATTGAGGCGTATCCTGATGAATCAAAAGAAAGTTATTTACAGTTATTTAAATCGCTCAAATCGAGAGGTCTAGAAAGCCCTAGATTGATTGTTTCGGATGGCGCTGCAGGATTAACATATGCTAAAGCTGAAGTGATTCCAGAGGCAAAATGGCAACGCTGTAAGGTTCATTTAGTCCGCAAGGTATTACGAAGCGTCAAATTAGAGGATAGGCAACAAATTGGAAATGAACTCAAAGAAATCTGGTATACTATGCACAAATCAAAGGCACGTAAAAGAGCTCTAAAGATCTACAACAAATATTGTTTAAAGTACCCTAAGGCTATGGCTGCATTGAGATGGGGGCTAGAAGACACATTAACCTTTATGGAATTTCCAGAGTTTTCACCTAAAAAGATTTCCACGTCTAACGTGTTAGAGCGTTTAAACAGGGAATTTAGACGCCGTAGTAAACCAATCGGTACATTCACTAACGTGGAATCATGTGTTAGACTTTTTACGCTGTTTGCCCTACAATACACAAAAGACTGGCACAAGGAATCTCATACCAGTCTTTGAAGTTATCTAAACAACTTTGTAAACACTATCATTAGTTTTTAAAATATACAAATAATTATATATCTGCATTTAAACGTTCCATCGGTAGATTGTCTGGGCATTTAGTCAAGCCCAATGCACGGTGTGGATATATTCCTGATAATTGTTCATGGACTACCTGTGGAATATCCCATTTGATACAAAGATATTCGACTAACTGTTTTAGTGCTTGTATTTGTATCTCTGGAAATTCTGCACCTTCCAAATGTGTAACATCTATACCGATAGTATGACAATTAGATGAGCCGCAGTGAGAGCACATAAGGTTTTCTTCACGATACTGATAGATAGTACCATCTGTATCGACCTCAAAGTGTGTACTACAGTTTTTCTTTTTAAGTGCTTCACGAGTTCTCTTTGGACTTGACGTTGCTGTATGGTGTATCACTATCGCAGTAGGTGTGATATGTGTTTTCATTTTACCGAAACAGCCCATATAACTTTTATCTATATTCATACTAATCCTCGATAAAAATAGGTTTAGCATTATCTGGGATATTTATGCACGGATTTAGCTTCTCTCGTTCGTCATCCCAGTACCAATAAATGCAATTACTATTTGAATCTAGGACCTCTGTAGAAGCCCTAGATTCGTCATAGAAGAATAAAACGTTGGCCAATAATATAATTTCCATTACTCATAAAAATTTGTGAAGGTAGTTGTTTTACGATGATGATCCTTCGTTAATAACCTCAACTAAGTCATAGATTTTTAAAATAGGCGTGTTATACAAATCTAGTATACTACAGTGATAGTATTGACTTAATTGCACCATCAACCGACTGATTTGCTTGGGGTTTATTTGAAAAGGTAATTTGAAAGACAGTCTTCACCTAAACACAAAGCGTCAACCATAGAGACTTTCAATACATCGTCTACGCGTAGTCCAGGTGTACCTTTGATAGCGGCTACGAAAGCGATAGCTGTGCGTAAGTTAGGATCTAAACGAGGACTTAGAGAACCATTATCGATATTGCCTACAGTAGAATCACCTATCATACCTACGATTTTATTTGCTGTGCGTAAATCGCTGAGTGTTAATGCGTCGTAGTCAAGATTCAATTCGTCAATTTCTCTTCCATTTAATAACGAAATAGGTTTGCTTAATTTGTAACTAGTCATATAATTCCTCCAAATTAGTATAAGTCGTTAAAGGGATTCTGGCCGATCATATCACGGTTTACAGACATCTTGAAGCTCACACTCGAAATTGCATACGGAAAGTCAGGTAAATCCACAGAAGGATATTCTATCGATATTTCAGAGACGTCCATAGCTGTCCAGTTATACATATAATTAGATATTTGATCTGTAAACAATATGCCTTCGATTAGTAAATCGCTGTCTGATTCAGTATTATAATTTTCACCTTCACCTACATTATACAAATTCTGAGAACCTTCAACAGGGACGGCCATTTCTTGTTCAGATATAGACGCTGAAGATATGCAAAGATGAAGTGTTATAGAATAACTGTATTCGTCTCTACCGTCCAATGTGATACAAATACAAGGACATTTAGCAGGGTATGTATCGATTATAGCACTACTAGGCATAGTAAAACAGTATATACTTGGAACAGCAGCTTCAAATTCCACGGGATCAGTTGTCGATTTGTACTGTAAATAATATTTGTCTTCAGTTAATTTAGTCTGTAAATATTCGGCTAACGAATTAACAGCTTGTATAATATTCATATTTTACCTCATTATTTTAATGGGAACCTCTAGAGGTTCCCGAATAATTATTAGATATTAAACCTATAATCCATTAACCCGAGTAACGAATCGGTTATTTCCAACCGCCTGACTAAATGCCAATGGTGTTTGCTGATTGGCTGACATATTAAATGACTGATTCGTATTAAAGTTTTGAATTATTTGACTTGTGCGTCCGGCTCTTGAATAGTCTAAAGGTAAAACCAATTCAGGTCCTGCTTCACCGACTAATGAAGGTGCTGTAATAATTCCACCTTGAGCCCTGGCGCCGCCTGATACACCTGTATCTTTATTGTCATCTTCTTCGTCATTCCACCAATCTAAAGCTGATTTAACAGCATCTTTAATTCTATTTACTAAAGGTACAAATACGATATTAATCATATCGGTAGATAACTTTACGATCCAATCAACGGCCTCTGTGAGAGGTCCTAATAAAGGTTCTAGTAGCTTCAAAACGGGCTCTAGCAAAGGTAATACTGCAGTGAATAGTTTTACTAATCCATCAGCAACTTTGGCAACTGTACTGGCGTCTAATGCTTTATCGAGACTTACTAGCATTTGTTCAACTATTGGCAAGAATTTGATTAGTAATTCATTCTTCCGTAACTCAAATTGCCGTAATTTTTCGGCTACAGATTGTGCTGAAGAAGTCTCTTGCCCTTTCTCAAGATCAAGTCTTTCGAGTCCCATAGGCGTATTAGCCAATCGAATTTTCATTTGTTTATCGTTGGTGAATTTACTAAGATCTGTATTATTTAAGTTCTCAATGAAGTCACCTTTCTTTGAAGCAACCGATTGTACAATGCGATTGATCTGATCTTCGTCAAATCCTCGCTGCTGTAATGCTGCAAATGCTTGAATGTAATCAGTTTGTGATACGCTTCCATTAGTAACTGAACGAGATTTAGTAACGGCTTCTAAAGCAGCTGACATATCTTGTATGCCAGTTTGCTTTTTGATCTGTGATACAGCGGCGTTTAGTTTTGAAATATTATCTGTATTTAGATCTGACGAAGATAATAATAGTTTGCCTATGCCTGGATTCTGAATCTCTAAAACTGCACCTTGAACTAATGCAGCATTGTCTTTAGTAACATCCGATAAGTTGTTAATTGCTGCAACGATTGATTGATAGTCAGCGCCTGTTTTAATGTAAACTGAATCCGCTACAGAGGGATCGATTCCAGATTTAAGTGATCCCAAGGCACGTTCTTTATCAGCTAAATCATTAGCCGCACCTGCAGCTGCACCTGCTAAACCTGCGCCTAAAGCTAAAGCGCCGCCTGCAACTTTAGCACCTGCTTTCAACCCTGCTTTACCAACTCTGGCACCTACAGAAGCCACCTTAACAGCAGCCTTACGCAATTTAGATTCTTTACCAATTAAATTATTTAGCTTCTCTTGTAGAGCTACTGCATTCTTCGCTAATTTATATGATTTAGAGTTTTCATTTAAATTAGCATGAAACATCTTGTTCATTTTAGCTAGCAACTTTGCTTCTTTCTCTTTTGCTCTAATGTATTTCTTATCGACTTCGAGGCGCTCGATGTTCCCATCAACTAACGCAATCATTTCTTCTTTTTGTGCTTGTGTCAGTTTCATATTGGCTGCAATAGCAACTTTCTCAGCGTTTAATTTGTCGATTTCTTTATCTTTATCATCTAATCGAGTTTTAATTATCTTGTTATATTGTTTGTCTAAATCGGTAATATCTTTAGTTTGTTTGGCCAACTCTGCATAAGAAGAATTTAAAGCGTCCATATCTTTATTGCTAGTCTCGTATGCAGTTTGCAATTCCTTTAGTGCCTGTTTACTTGCGGCTGTAGATTTTATATCTAAGTCAATGGAATATACATGGTTTTTATCTTTTGCCATAATTTACCTCACTTTATCGTTCTACGTAGTGTAATTCCAATTTCATGGTATTCGATAAGAAATCAATATCAAATTCGGTACATACACAGTTGATTATAGAATCGCCTGTATTGATGTTTACGATTGAGCCAATATTTATTCTTGTCTCTAATGGAATAGTTAAAATAAGCATATTCTGGTTGAACTGAGCGTACTTTAAAATGTTCTCGCTCGCTTCCGAAGTAACTCTACAAATAGCATTGACAGAAAACGTCTCACCTTTGTCATTACCTGCAGAATATTCACCGTAGCCGTCTCTAATAATAACCTTTGTGATAGGCGTAGTCATAACGTCATTATCAAGTACATAGTCATACGTTATTTGCCCTGAACCTATTTTATCAGGTGCATCGTAGAGGTATATTTTATCATTACGGAGTCCAATTAAATAACCGAGACTATCTTGTAGACTTCTCAGTACACCAATAGGCGTATCATCGAACTTGAAGTACTCAAATTTGGCTTTGGATTTCACCTCTACGTCCTCTCTAGTTGATTCAAACACATCAGTTAATGTAAATACCTTATCTGTAGAAATAAGCGTCTCAGTGTGCTTCTGGTACCATTTTTTATTGAATTTAGTAAGCTCGAAGTTTAACCAATTATCATAAATCACATAAGATTCTACGATATAAAATTTGCCATAACCTGCGATCTCGAAATAACTGTCCTCGGAATCATTTACGTCCGCTAACCAAGAGTCTCTATCGACTTCAGTATATGTATCTGCAAGCATTAACTGTATCGAGCCTTTAAAGCCACTTAATTTTAAATCAGCTATACTAATATCTTGTGAGCACTCGATTGATTTACCTTTACAGTGTAAGATTACCTTTGGTAGTAAGTCTTCTGAATTTGATTTCAATTCAGTATTTCGGTTTTCATCTTTGACTACTTGCGTCCCACCTAAAGTCCAACTTACTTGCATCTCTTGTAGATTCCCTAGACGATCAGACTGATAAGTTAAATTTGTACTTATGAGCATGAATTTCATCTGTGGAATAATTACATTATCACCAATTTGTATAAAACTAGGTTTGTCAGTTTTTGAAGGTCGTATCTGAGATATTGTACGAGCCAACTCTAGAAATTCCCAATTCCCACCTTGGAAATTATCTGTGTAGCACGTGGAAGAATTTAGTGTAAGCTGTATTTGTACTTGCATAGGATTAATCCCAAGACATTTGCAGCTCAATTTAGACGTCGGTACAATATTTGCGTTGCGACTGTATGAAAATCCTGTTACACAGGATAAAGGTATTTGTAGGTTATTGAATGTGAAGTACTGCATATAACCTCCGCTTATTCGTCCCAAGGTGCTTTAAAGTATTTAACCTCTTGTACGACTGAATCTGGAACATTAATTTCTGTATTTAGATCAAAGACTACATAATCTAAAATGGAACTTCCATTTGAAGCCGTAATATCTTGTGCTGCAAGTAAGTCCATCATATTAAACTCGGAACCTAAGGTCTCTAAAGCTGCTTCATCCCACATCGTTGTAAATTCGTTTAACTTGTATTTCATAGACTATCTCCTATGCAGTTGTTAACCTGTCGGTAATGCTGGTTACTTATAGTTCTATTATTTAGATATTTGTATTAGGTTACCTCAAGGTTACCAAAAAGTTACCTTTTTCATTTCTTTAAAACCCAATAAAATCAATAAAAATCCCATTGGTTACCAAAGTTACCAAAGTTACCATCAATTTGAAAATTTTTTAAGAAAGAAAATATTATATTCAATATATTAAATAATATAATAATAGAAAACCCTCTAGGGATCCCTAGAGGGTTTAAATCAATGTGCTACATAGGTTTAATAAAGTGAACTAATTCCACCGATCATATCTCTATCTCGCACGTTGAAAATACCTTTACCGCGGTCGATTTCGTATTCAACGATTCCATCTGTGGTATTGGATTTCTTGATTGAGATAAGATTCATTGTGACATCACCCGTGTTCTCAGCACCAGCATTAACTTCCGAATTTGGAATCCCAGTAACGAAGCCAGAGACTTCAACGGTAAATGCTTTAGGCGTAGTCTCGCTAGTAACCGCATTATACATCATAGACGCCCATGTGATTAACCAACGTACTGATTTACCTAATTCGCATAATTCCATTGCCTCTGGGACGTCTAATGGAATAGTTGCAGAAAGCTGTAAATTACCTATGCGAGAAATATCAGGAACATCTAGGGTGCCCATTAAGTTAATAGAGGTAGTTTCCAATTCGATTGAAGGTAACTGTATAGATACATTATCGACATTAGGATTCTGACCTGTAGCACCGTTTTCATCTAATTTCCAAAGAGCGCAACCTTTCACGCCCAAACTTTTTACGATTGCAACTGACATACCTATATCCTCCTATTAACCTTCAATGTAAGCACTTAGACCTGCATCAGTATAAGCGATTCCAAGCTCGACAAATTTAGCAGGTGGAACAACAGTAGCGATTGACGTGAAATAAAATTGTCCACGACCGATAGTATCAGCAGAATTATTATCTGATTTAAATTCACATTTAGGATTACCTACGAGGCAACCAAGAGCTTTTAAACCGTTTAGATAATCTTGTTCTTCTGAGAGGATACAGTCGCGAAGTCGTAATGACATTGGGGAATCAATCACTGAACCCCATTTTTGGACAAAGCGATTAAGGATATGATATAGGACAGCAACAGTAGAATCAAACCTGTAAGTTTCATCTTCAACAGTACCTGCAGTAACAGCGGCAGAATGGTCGCCCCAAGTGTACCAACGATTATTGCCTTTGTTTACAAATGATACGATACCATTCTCAACTACGGCGTTCATTTTATCTTGTTTACAACTGCATTCAATAGATTCTACGCACATACCTTTGATAGCAACTCTAAGGTTACCTACAGAACGGTATGGAACGTTATTTGTATTTATTGCATCCTGCTCAGCACGCGCAACAGCGAGAACGATAGAGGCTGGAATGCTTTTCTTTATTGAGCCATTGGTGTTACGATCTAAAATCGCATTACCCCAAGCAGCAACTACACAACCATCAACAATAGGAACTTCGATAGCACTAGCAACAGGGTTGCCATCACTAACTTGTGTATCCTCATCTTGTACACAGTCGATAAATGCTTGCGCATGAATTGTGTTATTGATTCCACCTTTGCACTGTCCTACGAGCTCGTTTAGAAGTGTAGATTCGTCATTTCCACCAGGAATACAAATGATATTGGGAACATCAGAGCTATTTAAGCAAATCCATGAAAGTGCAGGCTCAAGAGCGGCTTTAAGATTCGCTGTGGAAGGTTCAGAAGTAGAAGCAGCGGAAGCGCAGTTTACAAACCATGCACCGTTGATACGACTTAAAGCATATTCGGCAGCATCATCTAAATGTAAATGTCCTGCAGGTTCAGTTCCACTATGGAATGAAGTTACATAATCTGAATAAGATTCACAATGTACAGGTTCCATTGAGTTAGCATCAGAATTATAAGCACCACCAAAGAAAACAATGCAGGTAGAAGTACTAACAGGCGTAGAAGCAATCCCATTTAGTACTCGAGTTTTTATACCGTATGACTCTGGCATAAGATATTCTCCTTATGTATATTTATATGATTATTACCCTCTAACTATATAGATATAGATATTACAACCTAAAGATATAAAACAAAGCCTCCTCCAAACTTAATTAGAGGAGGCTTAAGGTTTAGTTAGGTACGTAAATCAACGATTAGGCAACGGCGGTTGCGTAGATAATAACTTTACCGTTAGCATCTTTATCATTATCAACTGGGACAACGATTTTACCAGCGGTAACTGTAAGGGCTTCACCAACAGGTTTTCCATCCTTAACAGCATAGAGTTTTACGGTTTTACCTGTTACGGTACCAACTGTAATTGCAACTTCCTCACCCGCAACAACTGCAGTAGCAGCACAAGCACAATCAGTAGCCCATGTTTCGTCTTCGTCCTGATTGAATGAAATGCCCTTAGCAACTTCACCAAAAGCACCACCAGAGATACTCATTGAAGTATCACAGTAAATCCAATCCCATTCATTAACAGAATGTTTAGGTGCAGGAAGTGGGCGTGATTCTTCACGGACATAAAGTTTCTGGTCTTTGAAATCTTTGTAGATTGACTGCATATGCGTACCAGTTAGACCGATGAAGTTACTCTCAATTCCATAGCCAATGGAATTTGGATTGAGAAGTGTGCAGCCACCCTGTAAACCACGACCGATAGCTTCAGAGATAAGGATTGCAGCATCAGCCTCAATGTACTGAACAAGTGCACCATTAGCATTCTTGTAAGCACCACAGTAAACGATAACGTTTAGACGGCAGCCACTGAATACTGCGGAAGCAACGTGCTGAGCACCTTCGACATCGCCGAAGTCAAGCATCATACCTTCACTGTGGAATGTTTTACCTGCAAATCTCTGGAATTTCTCATCATCTGAAAGAGCTGCCCAAGCATTAGCACCGAGAACGAGATCGCTGTAACGACGACCCCGGGCCATGCCTGCGTTAATCATCTTGCAGATATCATCATAAGGATGGGCACTGCCTGAAGTCCAAGCATTAGCAGGAATATAATGGTTGTCAGCACCCTTTGCAGGATCATAGAATTTAACCATAATGTGATCGGTTGTAGCACCTGTTTCGTCTTTGTCCTGGTCAAAGTCGATTTTGCCTTCTTTAAGTACGAGAGAAGCAAGTAATTCTTTAGCACGATCTGTACGCATTGCGAGGCGTGCAGATTTAAGGTTTAGTAAATTCTGATATGCTTCGGCGCGATTGAGATCGGCACCCTGCGCACGGCAGAGACGTTCAAATAACTGACGGTCCTGATCGGTAGGATCAATAACATCTTCAGAGCCAACGCGAGGTGGAACTACTGATTTAGAAATCCATGAAACGGTGTTTCCATCTTTGTAACCAGAAGTAATGAAAGCACCTTTCTCAAGATCACTGCCATCGAAGTCAAATAGAACTTCTTTACCTGCAAATTCATCACCAGCTGTGGTTGGGAAATAACGGGAAGCAAGAAGAGTAGAATCAACAACTTCTACACTGTAACCTTCGGCCTGAGCGATAGTACTCATAACATTGATAACTTCGGACATATTATTAAATCTCCTATGTAGTTAAAGAACTAAAATAATTCAAAAAATTAGTTGTTAAGAAATGTTTTGAAAGCTTTGTAATCAACTTTATTTACGACTGGCTGTGAAGCGGCTTTAGGTGTCCCAATAGCAACGCGAGCTTGTGGCTTCATAATATTTTTATAGATATTATTGATACGTTCCTGCTCTGGGTCTTCCTCAGCAACGATTTCCTCTTTAACTTCTTCCTCTTCTTTAACTTTGGGTTCTTCAAGGGCAAGAACGCGAGCTTTAAGAGCATTAAGTTCTTCGGTAAGTTTTTCTACAACTTCGAGTAGGTCATGATTCTCAGGCTCTTCAACCTTAGGTTCCTCAACCTGTTCCTCGAGTTTTTCCTCTTTCACTTCCTCAATCATTTCATTGACTTTTTCGTCCATTGTAATCTCCTTTGCATTATTGGAAATATAGTTTGTACTAATATTATAGATATTTGATAATTTAGCAGCATATCGTTTACAAGTAGCTAAATAATCAATGGCATCTGTAATATAGATATTATCGATTAAATGTAGTTTCAGACAATCTTCAGCTGACAACCAAGTGTCTTTCTGAATATCTTTAGGATCAAAATCTGGGCGACGGTTTTTAATTATATTTAGCTGTAATTCGTTACAATGTTTGATACCGGGATCCTCAAGATCAACGTTATCATCGCCTGTCCTGGTTGAATGTAGCAACATACTCGCGTTTTCGCTCATTGAGCATTCCTCGCAAGAAATAGCAAGAATCGCTGCAGCACTACAAGCAAAGCCAATCACATTAGCTTTAGTATGGAAGCGTTTAAGTGCATCGATAATCGACATACAGTATAAAATTTCGCCGCCATAAGATGAAATTAGAAGCTCAACCTCAGCACCGTCTTCGAGATTCTCTGTTTGGTGCATAATATTTTTAAAGGTTGCGCTCGTAATATCATCATAGATCTCAATTTGGTAAGGCATATTTAGTCTCCTTATATTAGATATTGATATTAACTCAAATATACTTTTTATTTTCTACAGTCTGTTCAAAAGCTTCTTGAATAAGAGTATAGGTCATTGAATTGCCCATTATTTTATCAGCTAATTGTTCTTCTAAATTTACAGGGCCAACTTCTTTAGTCATTTTATTTTGATACCAGACTAAAGCTTTCTTGTACTTATGTGTTTTATTATGCGAAGTCTTGCTCGCAAAGAATCGTAAATCTTGTCCTGTTAAATCTGTTTCAGAAATATTTATGTTTTTAATATCAGGTTTATATTTCTTAGGTGTAAACCATTTACCACCTGCATTTACAGGCTTTACATGAGCACCCTTTGGAAACGCCTTAGGTTTATCTTTGTACTTTGAAGCGTCCTTTGCATAAGCATAGTTTACAGGACTACTAGCCATCCAAATATTACCTGTGAATGACTTAGGTGCTTTCATACGAATATAAAATGGAATCTCTTTAGACTTATTTCGCCATGCGGTATTGTACCATTGTATCGATTGTTCTTTAGCATACTGCTGAATTAGCTTAGAGGCATTCACAGACCATTGTGTATAGAATTTCTTTAGCTGTTTATTATTTGATATCCCAATAGACTCTAACGATTGTTCCATAGGTAATCCCTCGAAGTTGTTATTATATATAATAGATATTATTGTATAATATTTTCTTTCTTAAAAAATTCTAAATAAAAGGTAACTTTGGTAACTTTGGTAACCATCTCTAAAACCCTTGCAATCATTGGGTTTTAGAGAAATCAAAAAGGTAACCAAAAAGGTAACCCGAGTAACCAATTTGGTAACCTTAGAGTTTCCGTGTAGCGCGTTTGACTTTTGATTTAATAACTGTAGGTGTACTCGTTTTAGCTTTAGCTTTTTCTTCGGCTAATATTTCGTCTAAATCGAAAATATCGTCCTTCGGTTCATTTGCAAATTCCAAATCATCTGTCTCTGGAAGCTCTTCGCCGGGTAACTGTGTAGCAGCATTTCCAGTCATTAGACGTGCAATGTCAACCGCAGTTAGAGCATACACAGTACAGTCTAACGCTTCATTTCTAACACCAGGCTTACATACCCAACGGTATTTACCTTGCTGATATGATTCCCTAAATTCGGCGTTCATCTGATCAAAGAATATTACGTCAAATTGTGCGTCTAAATTGGACGAGACTACCCAGTCAGATTCTTTGTAATTCGATTGAATTTTCAACATCTGCTCACGTATAATGTCCTTTGCGTAATTAACATTTACGAATGTTAGCTGAACTCTACCTGAGCCATTTGCATATGCTTTGACAGGTACATCGCTGACTTTGTAAATTAGATCTTTAGATGAATTACAGTTACCTAAACCTTTGATCGGTCTAAGTCTTGGACTACGTAAGCAGAACGCATAAACGTCTTGCGTAAAATGCCCACCAGAGTCTATGCAGCTTATTTGTATGGGTAATACCCTTCCATCTCTAGTCGTGCATCTAAAGTCATTTAAATGATTTAATAAGTCAGTCCATACTTGTGATTGTCGAAGGTCACCTGTAATAATCTTGCGCTCAATAAAACAAATATGCTTACGAGATTTATCTGATCCAATAACGATAAGTTCAAATCGGTTATCCTGTGTATCGATTCCACAGGTAACAAACTGTACCCATTTCGGAATATGATCTTTATCGAAATATCGTCTGCATTGGACCATTTTATTTACGTCTATCGACTCATCAATACCTGGATAATAGACTTCTCCTAAGGATGTATTAACGAATGACATATAGCCACCTGGTCCAGAGCGTCTAGAAGCAAGCTCTTTTTCCCTTAAATATTTCCATGTATATCTCTCGGGAACTAATGTACCGGGCACATGGAAGCTTTTACAGACTCTGCCATACAAATCTTTTAACGGATTAGGATTCGCGTCAGGTGCATAAGCGTGTTTTAATTTGTACTGCAAGGTATATTCGTCATAGACTTTACCGCATTTGGGGCAAGTGTAAGTTGGATGATCTATGTCTGTGAAATCTATATCCTTGTAATCTACAGGCATATAGTGCCCACATTCACATACAGCACACCAACGATTTTGAGTCCCTAATTTGTAATGTTGCCAAATAGTACAATCTTCTGTAGTGGGCGTAGACGTAAGGATTGCCATGCTTCGTGTGTACGTCTCTTGTCTCTGCATGGCTAATGTTATTGGATCACCTTCTTTGTCGAGCACTGCAGGGTACCTACTTGTCTCATCACATAATAAATATTTACAGCTGAACGAACACAAATCTGAAGCACTTCTAGCACTACCTATAAGGATATTTTTACCTGCGGCTAATGAAATATTATTCGTGGAAGACGATTTATCGTAGTCAACTTGTGTACCTTTCTGTAATGAATCTAATTTTACCTGCGTCCGTAAGAAAGGTCTAACACGCACACGAGATAATTTCTCAGCTGTTTTATTTGAGTCCAAAATGATGAGTGTATTATCAGGATCGTAAGTGATGATATAATAAAGATAATTTAAGAAGGCTGTTGTCTTGCCAACTTGGGTAGGTGTTACCATCACGACTCGGCAATTATGCCGGTTATCACCCATAGCATCAGTGGGCTCTCTAAAGTATGGTCTATTGCGATAGCTAAATTTTTGCCCACGTGCAGCACCTTCGGTGAGCGTTACATTAGCTTCCGCAAATTCACTTACAGTCATTTGTTTAGGGTGTGCAAATAATTTGATTTTCATTGTGCCTCCATTTAACATACAATAACTAATTGTTGGATGTATCTAATAATTGACTCCTGCGAGCTTTCCCTGCGAAATAATTATCCGCATCAAAATCCGTAGTAGTACTCAAGTTTATTTCGATATTTGAAAGATCTTCCAATATGTTTTCCATATAGTTATGTAAAATATCAGTCTGCTGTTGATTTAAATGCAGTAACGCAGTTAACTGTTCGTCTGCATTTTTTATCTGTGCATATATCGACCCAACGGCTTTTTCAAATTCTGACATAGCAACTGCACGGTAACAAATGGACTCTTGCTTTTTCTCTAAGTCAAAAGCTTGATGTTCATTCTGTAACTGTAATCGGCGTAATTTTTCTTTCGCCATTGCATTTTTATAGTCAATAGTTGTCTCTACTAAGGCTATTTCTTTCTTTCTAGGCATAAAATCCTCACTTTGCAGTCTAAAACTGCTCGAAATAAGCATCGATGTGCTTAATAATATCTAATAATTAGATATTTAATATCAAATACTAATAGCTATATGTTTAATCACCATTACACAGGAGACACACCGATGAGCGGTTACACTGATACAATTTTCAGTCAGGGAATGGCTGCATTTTTTCACGAAAGTAAATCTGCCGTATTAGACAATAAGATGCGGTATGAACTTGTTTCAAAAAGTCGCGTACTTTATACTAAAGTTCCTTTAGCTCAAGCTATTATTAAAACATTTACTCGTGGTGTTATAGGTTCAGGGTTACATTTAGACCCTGCAGACGACGTATTTAGTTTGCTTTCATCTACATATTCTTTAGACGCTTCTAGGCAGCAAGATCTTTATCAACTTCAGCAGCAAGCATTTGAGACTATGTTACTGTCAGGTGAATGTTGGCTAATAAGACAGAAATCACCGAATGACGTTTACAGTTCATGGTACCTTGCTGAACCCGACCATGTATTTAATCCGCCTTTCATAGCGGCCAAAGCTGATGGAAATTATTACTACAAGAGTCATTTGCTAATCGATGGAATCGAATATTCAGCTAATGGTTTACCTTGGGCTATTCATTACTGTCCTAATCCTTACACTTCATCTATAACGAGCAAGAAATCTTGGGAACGCATTTTCTTTAACGACAAAGATGGACTACCAAATGTTATACAGTTAAAGCTTGTAGATCGTCCTGAGTATCCTCGTGGACTTCCAATTTTATCATCTTTGATTGAAACACTGTATGGACTATATGCTTATACACAAGCGCAAATTCAAATGGGCATCTTAGAGTCATGTCAGGCATTAGTCGTAAAGACGAACACTAACAAGTCATTAAACCCATTTGCCGCCATGTCTGAGCAAGATCTTTCTGCACCTTTGATTAAACCTGAATCAACTGATGAAGACAAATCAGAGTTCAGAATTACACCGCCAAATAATAGAGATATTCCAGGCTTATTGAATAAAGTCAACTATGTAGTCCCAGGACAGACTATACATCTTGCGCCAGATGAAAGCCTAGAATGTATTACACCTACGGGTCCAAGCAGTAACTTAATTGACTATTATAACCTCGTTTTAGAGCAATGTTGTGCAGCTCTAGGGATTCCTAAGCCTTGCTTGAATGGCGTATATGATGCGTCATTTAGCGCTTCTAAAGCTTCTATTGCACAGTGGAATTTTACTATATCAAAATATCGTAAAGCATTTGTAGAGCAGCTTTTAAAGCCTCTATATCGTGTTTATCTGTATGAGTCAGGCAATGATTTAAAAGACAGTTTTAAACAATCTATTTCATCTGAATGGCTTTCAATCGACCCACCTCTCGTAGTCGATGAAGTCAGAGAAATGAATTTACTACGAAATGCGTATGATCTCGGTTTAGTTACAAGAGACGAGATCTCACATCAGTTATTCGGGCATTCAGCACACGAAGACGAGCGTCGGACTGAATTTACGCAACTGAAATAATATTAGCCTCGATATCTAATGGTGCTACAGTACATAGTACAAAGATAAGAATAGAAAAACTATATACTGTAAAATAAGTAAAACTAAAGCCCTCTGGATTATTTCTAGAGGGCTTTTTATTTGTGCTGTATAATTTACCTATCACGGTAACAAAGATGCGATATGGGCAACTGAGATAGCTTTAGCCCGTAAATCTTCGAGGTATCGTAATAATACTGTAGTCATAGGTGCGCTTGATTCGTAGATCTCTATGCTGCAAATCGAATTTATCTTGTCTACAATGTCCGAGGTTAAATTTGAAGCTTCAGATTTCAGTACTGATTCTGTTTTATAGACTACAACTTCTATTTCTTTCGTTGGCTCATGGTTCGCTTCAACAGGTGCTTCTGCAGGTGCGTCAGTAGGCATTTCTTCAACAGCTTTTGTATCCTCTAATAGAAAACCTTTACGACACAGATTATTGAACAACCGTTTTAAATATTTGTCCTTTGTCTCGGCCTCTCTACGAACGAATATCTCAGGTTTAGTATGAAGTCGAATCAACTTCAAATATGGTTTAGAATCCTTCAATAAGTCATCAAGACTAAATACTACGTTACCCAATGCAACTTGCTTCATAATGCACCTCTTAGTGTTTGTGGGTTAAGAATGTAATATGCTCTGCGATAATACTTTGACGGTATCTTATTTCACCTTTGACCTCGTATTTGTACGTATCTAAACGACCCTCTACGCAACAAAGATCGCCTTTGTGTAAATACTCAAGGCACAAAGTAGCTTGTCTTCCAAAGGCAACTACAGCATGATATTGTGCCTCTTCAACACCGTCTCTAATAGTTGTATTACGCAAGGTGAATTTCGTTACGTTGTCATTCACCGACTTAGGATCTCTACAAAGACGTCCTATAATGATTGTCTTGTTCATACTAAATTCCTTTACAGTTGTCGAAATCGGATTCTGTAAAACCGAACTCACTTATTAAAACCGATTTAACTTTATTAAAATTGACCCCAACGGATTCACCATTATTTAAATTTGACATAACAATTATAGTTATGCCAAATAGAGGTGCAGGTACTAAACCGAACAAATAAGCACGTGCCCAATAGTCATTAGGTTTGCTGTCGAATAATCCTTCATCATCAACTACACAGTCAATCGTTTTATGCGTAGTCGAATCATAATGTAATTCTACATAATCTATCACACGGCAGTTAATAGTCGCATAATAGGTCTGTAGTTCTTTACCTTTAGGTACGTCAATGAAACGTGGTTTATCTTTAAACGAAATTGGAATCACTAATGCTTTCATAACACTTTCCTTTATGCTTCATGATTGGCCCATCCAATCATTTGTAGTTTATCTAAACAAATGTTTAGGTCTTGTAAATGGAAATTTAGAATTTTGTGCATTTTTTATCTTGACTTTTCACTAAGATTCTGCTAAGCTAAATCGATTTAAGTGAATCGATAGTCGGTTCACATTAACCTTTAAAGGATTAGCAGATGAAAGTAACAATCAATCACTTTGCGTATGGCCAAGAGTTAGCTATTGGAAGTGTCTCAAAAGAGATATGGGATTACATACAAGACAAGTATGAAGGTGACGTAGCGCGTTACATGGACGATCTTTGTGAGAATGGTAAGATACCTGAAGAATTTATGTTAGCTGATAGTATGTGCAGTATGTACAATAATGATGATCTATTTCATGCAACTGCAGGTGCACTCAGCGCGGGACGTATTGAAGTTGATAATGATAAACGTGAGACGATCTATGAATGCGACTGTAGAAATCTCGAGGACTTTGAGAAATCAGGCATAATGCTTGACATTACTAATAAGATCATAGATCCTTCTGTCCGTTATATTTCAGTATTTTCAAGCGTAGAGAAAGGACTATTTCTTACAGGTCAGTTTGAACTTGAAGGTGAATTTGATCCTAAGAAATTAGTCATATTTGGTACAGTTGTAGAGTATAACGGCGAGAATACAGATGTTTTAGTCATGGGCTTCGAATACGCAGGTAAGAAAATCGAGTGCGACTTTGACTGTACAGACGGTAAAAGTTTAGACGTTGACATTATAGACACTAAAGCTGACGAAGAATAAGCATAAATATGCTTGACATCGTAATCACAAAACTTACATAAGTCTACTGCGGAACAAGTTGTTCCGCAGTTTTTGTTTTTGGTGGAGACCTTCATGTTAACTGACTATCTCGACAAAATCGTCTGTGACGATTGTTTAAACGTCTTAAAAAAATTGCCGGATGAGACCATTGATCTCGTTGTAACTTCCCCACCGTATAACCTTAAAAACTCTACAGGAAACGGAATGAAAGACGGTCGAGGTGGTAAATGGGCGAATGCTGCACTCATAGACGGGTACGATGAGTATGATGATTGTATGCCAAACAAAGAATATGCAGAGTGGCAACACAAAGTACTTATGGAACTTGTTCGTGTAATTAAACCCGACGGAGCCATTTTTTATAACCATAAATGGCGTGTGCAAGCAGGGGTAATGCAAGATCGTAGTGATATTGTGTATGACGTTCCACTTAGGCAAATCATTATATGGCGAAGGAGTGGTGGTATTAACTTTAATCCAGGATATTTTCTGCCGACTTATGAGGTTATATATTTAATTGCAAAAAAGAAGTTTAAATTGGCACCTAAAGCGAATAGATGGGGTGATGTTTGGGATATAAAACAAGAATCACGGAATGACCACCCTGCACCTTTCCCCGTTGAACTTATTGATAGGATTATATCGTCCACAACAGCCAATATAATCTTGGATCCATTTATGGGATCAGGCACTACAGCTGTAGTGGCGGCGGGTTTAGGTCGACATTTTATTGGTATCGAAAAATCGCAAAAATATGTAAATGCGTCTTTGGAGCGTATTGAGAAAAATAAAATTTCACCCGAAATAGTGCCATTTCATCAGCGCGGTCTTTTTGACTAACATTATCTAATTAGGAGATTAAATTATGTCTACCCATCTTGAACCATTTTCTAAGGAAGAACTTATAGCAAAGTTTAAAGAGATCCGATCATGTGGTTGGATCGAAAATTATCGCGGCAAAAATGATGGGGCTGTCGGTAATATTCTTGAAGATCTTCTTGGGATTCAAGAAAATAACTTACCTATTCCAAATGCTGCTGAATGGGAACTTAAAGCACAAAGAGCTACAACCTCATCATTGCTAACACTTTTTCATTTCGAACCATCGCCAACTGCGTTAAAAGTCGTTAGTAACATTCTTTTGCCGAAATATGGATGGGAACACCAAGAAGCGGGAATTAAATATCCTATTAACGAGAAATCTTTTAGGGCTACATTAAATGCTGAAACGTTTACAGATCGCGGGTTTTCAGTGAATGTAAATGATGCTATGCAAAAAGTAGAAATTATCTTTGACAGTACGAAAACAAGCATTCGTCATGCAGATTGGCTAAATAACATAAAATCCAATGTTGGGCATTTAAATAATTTCGATGTTGTGCCTTATTGGGGATTTTATGATTTATTCCATAAAGCGGGTACGAAACTTAAAAATTGCTTTTATGTTAGGGCAGACGTAAAGAAAACAGGTGGTAAAGAATACTTTTTGTATAATTATGTTTTAAAATTATCCACATTCAGTCTCGAAAAGTTTATAGACGCTATTCGTAATGGTTTAGTTTATATTGATTTTGACGCTCGAACAGGTCATAATCACGGAACGAAATTTCGTTTGAGATATAACACTATCCCAGATTTGTATGAAAATGCAGAAGTAATTATAAACTAATAAAGCGCTATCATATGATAGCGCTTTTATTTCACTTATTCAGATTTAAAATTTAGCAATTCCTCGAACTGTGAATTGAATGCCATGTCAGGTGTCCAAATTTTGCCGTCTTTGACTATTTCGGCAGACCCAACTTTAATAGTCCATCCGTCAGGTGCCAATAAAGTTTTATTAGCGGTGTCTCGCATTGTGTCAGACACTTGTTGGATTGTGTCGTAGTCGCCTTCATCGACTTCGAAAAATATCGCATCATGTATAGTGCAAATAATCTTTGCTTTGAGTGAACCTTCTTTGATTGCTTTCGTGAGCTGATGAACTAAAACTCGCAAGATCATTCCACCGCCTGATTGGAAAGGCCAGTTGATAATTGTAGTCGTATTATTATCGACAACACTGTCAGCGCCTTTACAAAGGAATCCATCGGGCAAACTGAACGATCTGCAACGAGCAATAGCGGGTTTTAAATTCCCTTTGTAAAGCGTCGATCTATGTAAGATTCGACTTACTTGCTCCACGTATCCTTCGGCTTTCACTAATGGAATCCCTAATCGCTGTGCTAATTTCTTTGCGCCCATTCCGTATGAAAGTCCAAGGATTAGACTTTTGATTGACGAACGGACCGCATGATATTTCTCTTTGAGCTCTGACTTTGAAAGATTGCTCCAATCATCATCTGGGACTAAGTGCATCTTATTTGCGAATGCAAGGTAAATGTCTTTGGAGTTGTAGATTTCGTTATACGCAGCATCTTTACAAATACATGCTTGAATAAACGTCTCTTCTGATCCGTAATCCAATTCTACGAGCCATTTTCCAGGTTTGGGATTCATAAGTCCATATAGTGATTTATGCCAACCGAAAATAAAACGCTTAGTCGAAGGCGCACAGCGGCTTGTGATAGTCCCATAAGGATTCAATGACGAATACCAAATATTCCCGTCTATAATGTAATTAAATGGGTTGTCTTCGCTACGAGATACACCTGAGAGTTTACGGATCAGTTTGTTCAGCTGTCGATAGTCTTCACCGAAGCATTCTTTGTGACCGAAATATTCTTTAAGAATATCATCGCTCATTGAAAGACGTCCTGAGCTTGATCTTGGATATTCCCTGATTCCAAATTCAGAAATATTCTGCACAAGATATGATTGCAACGTAGCAATGTCTTCGTGTAACAAATTGTCTTTACCGACTTTAAACGTTCCAGGATATTTAGCATTAAAGTCAGATTTTAGTTTTTCACGATAGGCAGGTGCATTCTTTTTTACGATTTCAACTCGATTTAAATCAAGTGGAATTCCGTAGTCTGCAATCTCACCAAATTCGTTTACGTACTGCATTTGTTTGATTAAACATTTAACTGCATCGATAGGTGTTATGTTATCAAATCGTCCTGGACGTAATGGACAGAAGCTGCCTTTAAGTGCTCTAAAGTATTCGTTAAACAAATGCTTGAATAGCGGAATAAGGAACTGTGTGTCTGACGCACAGTAATCCATTATCTGTTGTTCGTAACCTTCGGTAGTGTCATCGATACAAAGCTTACGCATAGCTTCTTTGTGTCGTGTGTCGATTAGTGCTAATCCGTATTTATGACATAAACCCGCGTATGACAGTGCGTCCATTTTCGCTTTCTTAACTTTAGTGGCTTCTTCGATTTTTTCAGCGTCGGTTTCAAATACTACTTGTTTCATTTTAGCCCGTGCAGACGACTTACAAAATGTATTCTGTAGCATCTTTGCGAGATGGTACGTACAAATGAAGTAGCATTTGGAATTATCTGTGCCTAAGAATTTGAGCGCCCTACGTTCGGCTAAGTCAAACGCGTGGCACACGAGAATAGGATTCTCAATCCCATAGAAGGCTTTGAGTTCATCTATAATGTCGCCTGTATAATTCACTGTCCACTTCTCAAACGTCTTTCCAGAGGCATCTGTAGCACATAGGCAGTGCACTTTATCGATCTTTCCCTGTGCAGTTGTATGATATTCAGTATCGATAGCGATTAGACGTGATAAAATTTCTTGTGCTTCCTGTTTCATAGTGTCCTCCATTTTTGTGTTATATGCGATTTGATATTAATGGACGAGCTTAAGCTCGTCCTAGTCATTTAAAATACGTCCTCGGTAGCAGCAACTGTAACAGCTGATTGAGATTTAATCTTGATACCGACTTTAGTAGAAGCTACAGCTTTAACAGGTTTACCGCTGATCTTAACAACTTTCCAACGGAAGTCGTATTTCTTTTCGAGGTAATTACGAACTGACTCGAGGTTTACGTCTTTATAAATCTTAACGCCAGTTTCGGGATCTGTTTCCTCACATCCTGCTAAACATTTCGTACGGAATTCTTTTTGTGAGACTCTATTCGTAATGTCTGTAGTGATCTCGAAGAAGCTATCAACGAATTCTTCAATTACATTGATCTCATCGAGTTCAATCGCAGAAAGTTCATCAAGCGCTTCGTGAGCATCGATATTGGAATCTCGTGGGCAACGTTTAATGTAATGTTCTTTACATGAGGCAAGAAAACAATCAAATTCAGCATCCAACTGTGTTTGGAATGTTGCAGATCCGATTAACTGTCCCGCGTCGTCCATCAAACCATATTGTTTCATTTCGCTATCATCCAATGAGAATGGAAGTACTATACAGCGTGAGCTTTGTGAGCGATCAGTCATATCGACTTTAGGTAATTCATTTGAGCAAGTAAGGCATTTCAAATAAATCTCGCCGTAAGTGGCGTCTTTGCCTTTACCTTCGATACGAACATTGTCGCCGCCAGTTGCATTGTGTTTAAATTCGCTCATTCCGCCTCGTAGATTCTTTGCGTCTGAATAAACGAGTAAATGTTTGTTTAATAACTCGCTGTTGAAATTTGATTTACCTGTGTCCTTGGAAGCCGCTAAACAGATATCTTTGCGGGCGAGTTTATTAAATCCTCGAATGAATGACTTACACAGACAAGATTTACCTGTACCACCATTGCCGTATAACCACATTTCTTGACGTGAATTATTTTGTCCTACAGCAACAGCATATGTCCATGCCTTGAAGATCGATACGTACTCAGGTTTGTGAAGTCGTTGGAGCAAGAATTCGTCCCAAAGTTTGGAAGACTTGCCTGAGTATTTCTTATCAAGTGCCTTTAAATCTATGTAAGCAATCGCAGGTTTGTTTGGATCATTCGTTAGATTCGCAGGTGGATCAATTAAGTGATTCCCGTTTGTACGAAATTCAGCTTCATAGCTAAAGAATCCTTGATAGAGTTTATCAGATGAACCACTCGGAACAACTAAACGATCCCATGCGTAATCACTTCCACGTTTAAATGCTCTGATCTTTAAGAATTGCCAAGCAGTTGCTGGAACTCGTTTCAGTGCTTCATCGAAGTCAACCTTTGCATTGTTAATTGACTGTACTAATGCTTTTAAGATTTGCTCTGGGCGGTTGCTTAAATGTTTGTAATAGGCTTCCCGAAGTGTTTTAACTTCTGATTTATCAGAGGCCGTTGCGGAAGAGAGATACGCAGTGTAAGTATCAACCTCAGGATCTTTAACGTAAAACTTTGAAGTATCGCCTTCAACGAATTTAAGATCCGCCCAAATTGAATCATCGAGTTCAGTGAGATCAGACTCAGCATCAAGTTTGGATTCCAATAAAGGTAAGTCCAAGAAAACAACTTCGCCTTGGGCTTCATTTGATTTATTTCTTGCAGCTGAACGAATCAAATCGGCGAGCTGCCCAACTGTAATATCGAGACTTACGCTTTCAAGTAAAACACTGATTACATTATCGTCAGTTTTCTTGCCATTTAGATAATAAGTTACAGCGATAAGATCTTTATCAAGTTTCCAATCGAGCTTCGGAAGTGCAGTTTTAACGTCGTTTAATGTTGTAGCCATAATTTCTTTCTCCATTTAATTTAGTTTTACGAATTGAATTAGATATAGAATAGTGATTAGCGAATTTCGTTATAGATACCCGTAATGATTGAATCATTACTGAGAAGCATTTCGATTATGTAACCAAGTGTAATATTTCGGTGATAACGTTTTACGTACTCATCTCGAATGCGATTTAAATCACTGTGAATCTCTTTACGAATACTAACGCATTTCTGATCGGTGTACCATTGTTCTTGTTTGTTTGATCTCATAACATCCTCCTTTGTAGTCAATGCACTTTCATTTGTATTGATATTGAAGTTTTTTAAAAAGTTTATA